ATAATTCGCGGCCTCGGGGCGTAGCGCAGCCTGGTAGCGCACTTGCATGGGGTGCAAGGGGTCGCGAGTTCGAATCCCGCCGTCCCGACCAACGAAATCAACGGGTTAGCTCTCACAAGGGGCTAGCCCGTTGGCCTTTATGGGCCGGCACGCCCGGAAATACGCCCGGAAAATTCAGCCGGTACCGCGGCGCCCGGAAACCGCGCCCGGAAATGAAAAAGCCGCCCGAAGGCGGCGTAGCGCGGTCGTGGCGGCGATCAGGCCGCCTCAACGCTTTCAGCGTTATACCGCCAGCCTCGAATGATCCTGGCCTCTGCTGCCGCGTTGTTCGAGCGATGATTCGCGCCGACCTCCTCGGCCTCGTAGGCGACGTTGTTCGCCAGGGTATCGGCCCAGTACATGATGTCGATGAGCATATGGTAGATCGTCAATGCATTTCCGCCGCTTGAGAGGACTGCTTCGGCGCCCGCAGCAAGCGCCCGGATGGAGTCTGTCGCGCCCCGGACCTGCGCATCGATCCATTCGATCTTGTTGCGCAGATCGCGCTCGGCGACGCCATGCGCCTGCGTGCCCTCAGGCGCGGGTATTGCCGCGGTTTTTTTCTTCGCCATGATGATGCTCCTTCGTTGGGTGAGCGGAACCGACGGGTTGGCGGACCAGCTGAAGGACTGGCAGGCTCTCGCGAGCCTCCCGCCGGCCCGCCCATAGCGGAGCACAGCGAGCGGGCATGAAAAAACCGCCTTTGCGGCGGTTGCCCGCCTTCAGACCAGGCCGCCAAGCCCGGGCGCCGAAACCTCGGCGCGCGTCGAGTATCCGCTCCACGCGTGCGCGGGTCAACTGTAATACCCGATGAATCATCGGCTATTACTCATCCATCCGCTCCATGCGTGCGCGGGTCAACTGTCAACGACCATGTCCGCGGATCGCAAGGCAGACGTCGGCGACGATCGCCGAGGGGGCGCCTCGATACAGCCTCGCGCTTGAATAGAGCCGCGTACGCCGATCGCCGTCCCCCCATCGCGCATCGGCGCGCTGACAAGGGCCCTCTGGAAGCAAGAGGTGAGTCGGAGCGCCCATCGTTGCCGCGAGATGAGCGACACTCGTATCGACGGTTACGATCGCGTCCAGCGCGGCGATCAACGCAGCGGTGTCGTCATAGTCGGCTATCGCGTGGGAGCGCAACTCGCCGCCGTGGTCGTTGGCGGCCCTTCCCACCTGGAGTGAGTGAAACGTGATGCCGCCCATGTCCAACAGCGGGCGCAGCAGCTCGAATCGAATTGAGCGGTCAGGCCCCGGGTGACCTTGGGCCCAGCAAAGGCCCACGTTGATCCTCGAGCGGTCGATGGTCGGAGTGCCATCTGCCGGTGCGTCGACGCGAAACGGCCCCTCGCGCCCATCTGAGGCAACAAGCATGAGATCCAGGCCAATCGAGACAAAGGCGTCTGCCTCGCGCAGTGCGTGGTCGAGTCTGGAGAATGGAACGACTTCGTCAGCCGGCGCGCAGCGGCGGAAGGTCCTGACCAGCCGATCGACGGTGACGCACACCAAGTGCGAGCAGCGCTTGCGGGCCGCCGTCAGGAAGCGCGCGTAATGCAGGGCGTCGCCGTCGCCTTCCATCATGATTGCGGTAAGGCGGCGAACCGGCTGACCCGTCCAGAGGGGAACCTCGCGCTCCTCGTTGGACAGATCTGTCCGCACCAGGGCGTGTTGGCGGCCGTGCCGGGCCAGGTACGGCACCACCACGCGCCGTGCGGCGTCTATGTCGCCCTTCCTCAACAGAATAGGGACCCCTTCGATATGGCGGATCGCGCTGAGGAGTCGGGAAAACCATTCGACCCCAGCTCGGTTCGGGGGTGAGATCTCCGACCACCCTTCTACAGCGGCCATCCGCTTCTCCGCGCGCGATGGTCAGGCGCCCATGAGCGTCGGCGCAGGGGCCACGCGACCCGCCGTGTCGGCCAGCCACCAGGCACAGCCGCGCTCGATCACGCGGACGCGCAGCCGCGGTTCACCGGGCGGCGGATGAAGGTCGACAACCAGGCGGAGGTGCCCGCCGGCATTGAGCGCTGCGCAGGCCGCGTCGATCGCGGATAGCTCGAGCGGCGGCGCCTGCAGCAGCTCGGCCTCGATCTCGACGGCTTCATGAAGCCAGCGCTGTAGCCGCGGCGTCATGTTGGCCCGTACCCCCTGATGAGCCGCTCGAGCTCGTGCGCCATGCGCTTCGGGAAGCGCAACTCGATTTCCTTCCGCAGCTTCCTCACGCCAATACTGGAGAACACCGCTTGCGGCACGTCGATGGCCGCCAACGCCTCGATCGGTAACCGTGCCTTGCCGATCCTGCGAAACACCGTGCGCCCGTCGTTGGCGATGAACGCTCCCGGGATCAGCACGTATCTGCCGTTGCGCCGCACCTTGACATACACGCCGTGCGTGCCTGACTTCGTGCGTTTCCGCGCCTGTGCCATCGTGACCTTGCGCTCTGCGAATTGGATCAGATTCCCTGAACGCTTGCCCGGCGTCTCGAGCGCGACCTCTAACAACTGCGCGCGCGCCTTCGCCCGGCGGATCTTGATGCGATCACGGATGTAACCGGCCTGAAGGTTGTACGTTGATGCGATGTCACGCGTGGCCGCCGTCTTTGCCTGCTCGGCGGTGCGATTCAGTGCGAATGCGATCGCGCGTTCGCGCAGACCCTTTTCCATGCGCCGCAGCTCGTTGTGAACGGCGGACAGATCGGAGCTTATGGACATGCGAATCAAGGCGGACTCCCGTTGCGGTGAGAAGGTGCGCCGGCGCTGCCTGCGAAGAAGGGGGAGCAGGCGTCCCAGAGGCGCATGCCGGGCCCGGAGGGGCCCGGCTGGGTGCCGCCCATGGGTCGATGAAAAGCGCACCCTTGGCGGAAGGGCGCGCGCGGCGGCCGGCTATGGGCAGCACTCTCGCCAGCCGCTCGCAGTCGATCAGGCGCCCGGATTGCGGTAGGCGCCGCGCCAGTCGAGCACGCCTGCGCCGAAGTCCAGGCGACACTTGATCTCGACGCCGTCGATCCGGAAGCCCGGCTCGGTCTCGACCACCGGGCCTTCGTCGCCGTCGAGATAGGCGTACTCGATCGTGTCGAGTGCCGCCGGGTCGGCGAACACGTACCAGGCCTTCGCGCTGTTCGTGTAGGCGCCGTCGAGCCGCGGGTCGACTACCACCTCGAGCCGGCCAGAGAACGGGTTCACGTCGGCGGCGGTGGCGGCCGCGATCGACGCGACCACTTGCTCGGCCTTCGTCTCGAGAGCGGCCGGCACCAGGATGAACCTCGGCTCGGCGTTGATCGGCGTCACGCCGTCCTGACCCTTCTGCAGCCGCATCGCCGCACGCGCGGCGCCAAGGCTCGTCACGTCGAGCGCGGCGCCCGAGCCGGCCAGGTTGCCGTGGTCAGCGTGGAACAGCGCCTTGGTGTCGCTCATCGTCGGCCCGACACCGGTCGCGGTCGTGAGCAGGTCCGCGAGCACCTTCGCCTGCAGCTCGGCGGCCGAGCGACCGAAGGCCCGGACCATGTCGGCGAACGCGCCCAGGTCGTCGTTCACCAGCGCCTGGCGCGTGATGCCGAACGTGCGGCCGTAGGTGCGCAGACGGTACGTCTCCTGACTCGACGCGATCGAGCCGGCCTTGAACTCGGCGCCCTCGGGCACCTCGAGCAGCTCGGGCCACTCGCCCAGCTGCACGCGGTACTTCGCGCGGAAGTCCGGCGCGGTCGCCTTGCGGGCGATGCGCATGATGCCGCTGGGCGCGGCGCCGTACGCCTGGCGCAGCGTCCGGTTCGTCGTGTCCTGCAGCAGGATGGCGAAGTCGCTCGTCGTGTGCGTGAGCGCCGCGCGCACGATCTGCGAACGCGACAGGTCGCGCGTGGAAACGCCACGATGCGCGAGCACTTCGGCCGCGGCGTCGGCGAAGGTCGCATGCCGGTACGGGTTGCCGTCGCGCGGCGCGGGCCCGCCCATCCGATAGGCGAGCGCCTCTGCCATCAGCGCGCGATGCCCTTCCGGGCTCTCGTGCTCCATGCTGGCAGGCCTCGCGACGTAGTGGCCGCCGAGCGGCTCGGCGCCGGCGGCCAGGTGCGCGAGCAGCTTCTCGCGCGCGGCCTGCGGCGTGCAAGTCATGTCGTCCTGGCAGCTCGCCAGTAGCGCAGCGACGCCTTCGCGCTTCGCAAACCGTCCGAACGCCTCGGCGATTTCCTTGCGGCGCCGGGCCTCGGCCTCGCGGCCGCGCGCCTCGATCTCGGCAGTGTCCATCTTCTCTCCTTGAAAGTGAGCGGCCATCGCGGCCGGCAGCTTGAAACGCGAAAGGTCGAACGACGCCGCCAGCGGAACCGCGGCGACGACGCTATCGGCGAAGCCCTCGGCGCGCGCCTGCTCGGCGTCGAGCCAGTGATCGGCGCCGTCGGTGAGCAGCGCGAGCATTTCCTCGAGCGGGCGCCCGGTCTTCGCGGCGTAGCTGGTGGCCATCGCCTGCGCCCAGGTGTCCAGGGTGTCGGCGAACTCGCGCATGGCCGCGGCGTTGCCAACGGCCGCGCCCCAGGGCGCATGGATCATCAGCAGGGCGTTCTCGGCCATCTCGACGGTGTCGCCGGCCATCGCGACGAGTGACGCGATCGACGCAGCGATGCCGTCGATCGCGACCGTGACGCTGGCCTTGTGGCGCTTGAGGACGTTGAACATGGCCAGGCCGTCGGTGACCGATCCGCCGTAGCTGTTCAGGCGCACCGTCAGGGCGTCGACGTCCAGGGCGGAGACCTCGCGCACGAACGCGGCGGCGGTCACGCTCTCCTCGGACCAGCTCTCGCCGATGTCGCCGTAGATGAACACCTCAGCCGCACGCGGAGCGCGCGCGCGGATCGAATACCAGGGCGTCAGCATTTCGAATGAGCCTTCGCGCTCGGATGTGGCAAGCCGCGCGGCATCGCGTCGACGCGGTCGGCGAGCTCGAGCAAGTCGCTCGCCAGCGAGCGCAGGTCCGCGGGCGACAGGTCGATGTCGATCAGGGTCCGGTCGGGGAGCAGCAACCAGAGGCCGCCGGTCGGTTTCAGCAGCAGGCGGTAGTCGATGTCGCGCTCGTTGGGCATGGAGGTCTCCATGAGGGTGGATGATCGACCGCGGCCGCTCGATGACACCAGTTCATGAACTCGTGTCACCGCGCCGCGCACGGCCGGAGAGGATTCGTGCCACCTGGCGCGGGGAGCCCGGCGCACCGAGCTCGCGAAGGCGTCGGGCCGCTTCGGTCTCGCCGGTCGCGATCACGTCGGCGAGTGCCGCGGGCGAGGCGCCGCTCGTGGCCGCGACCTCGCGCAGCAGCTCGTTGCGAGTGCGCAGGCGCAAGGTGGTCATCGGCGCGCGACGTCCGCGACGCACGCGCAGGCCGAGCAGTCGCGCCAGGTCGCCGCCCTCCGAGAGCCAGCGTGCGAGACCGTCGGCGACCAGGCGCGCGCCGGGCCGTTCGTAGTGGCGCAGCAGTTCGATCGCCTGCAGGACGAGCTCGGCACGTGCGCAAGGGTCCGGCTCGGCCGGGCGCGCGGCCGGCGCGATCGGATCGAACCACTGTGCGCGCCGGCGCTCAGCCATTGAAGCCGACCTCGCCGGCGGCGCAGGCGAAGACGAACTCGGCCCAGGCGCGGGCCATGTCGCCACCGGCCGCCGCGAGGAATGTGTCGCGATGCGCGTAGAACTCCTCGAGCGGCATCCGCTCGAGGGCGGGAAGCGCGAGGGCCTCCACAAGCGGGAGCGACAACACGACGTCCGGGCGGCGGTCGGGCGGGCAAGCGGCGAGCGCCTGGCGCAAGCGCGGCGCGAACTCGTCGAACTTGCTGGCGAGCAGCGCCAGCTCTGCGTCGACCGCCAGCGCGTGCACGGTGGCGACGGGGTCAGCAATCATGCGAGTCTCCTTCGGTACAGGGGTCGGGGGGCGCGGGAAACGGATCGGGCAGGCCACCGGCGCGCAGCTGCTGCGCGAAGGCGCGCAGCGCGACGCGCACCTCGTCGGCGATCCGCAGCTCGATCAGCTTCGGATCGGTCACCGGGCCGAGCGACGCACCCAGTCGCGGCGCGATCGCCAGCATCTGGTCGCGCATCACGCGCGCGGCCGTGAAGAGCGTGCGGTTGACCGCTTCGCGCAGCACCAGCGTGCCGGCCTGCTCAGCGAGCCGGAGCTCGGCGAGTTGCGCCTCGGCCTTCTCGCGCCGGGTCTTGTGCGACCAGTAGTCGGACCCCTCGGCGCCGGCCACAGCGGGGGACGCGGCCGCGCCCTCACCCTGGGGCGCGTCGCGATGTCGACGACGCTGGCGTCGCCGGTTCGCCGCCCACTGCGCTTCGCCGGCGACGGGGTCGATCAGGCCGTCGGCGTCGGCCGTCAGCCGCCCGGCTGCGATAGCCTTGCTGATCGCGCTAGGGGTGACGTTCAGGCGCCGGGCCATGTCCGCCTTGGTGACTCTTTCCATAGTCAATACCTATCAGTGCCATAGAGTTGATTTAACTGGCGGGGCAGCCACTAGGGCGCGCCCGGGCCTCATCGCACCCGCTCTGTCTGGCGCTGGGGAAGAACCTAGACCCGCTGCCTCGAGGCGCCCTCCGGGTCCTGGACAGGGGGCCCGGGGGCGGGCCATGTGAAGCCCGGGCGCTCGCTGGTTGCGAGGGGGTTGTAAGGGGGTTAAGCGACGACCTTCCGGCCATGCCGACTGGGCTAGAACGGTCTTTCGCCGGATGGTCCGCAGTGGTCCGAATCGAGCCGTACCGTTCCGCCGTACCGGCCCCTTAGGGAGGGGGCCCGGTACGGTACGGGCCCCGTACCGGTGCGTACCGGGCGCGCCGGTACGGCTGAAAGCCTTGACTGGCGCGGGTTTCGGGGCGGCTCGTACCGGCATCCGTACCGCGCGGTACGGCCCTTCGTCGTACCGCCCCCGTACCGCCCCGTTCTTGGGGTCAGTCGACACCTTCGGCCTCCCGCTTCCCAAGCTTCGTCAGGCGGTATCTGCCGCGGTACTTCTCGACCAGTCGGTCGGCCGCCAGGCGCTTGAGCGTGCGGTCGACTTTCGTCTTGTGGGGCTCGCCGCCGCCGTCCCGCAGCATCCAGCCACACAGCCGCGCCCACGCGCCGAGTGATTCGTCCGGGTGCCGCAGCATCGTGAACAGCAGGCGGTTCTCATCCTCCCGGCGCACCTTGGCGCGCTGGTCGCCGTGGTCGTCGGTGACCATCCGGGCAACTACGCTGCGCACCGGTTCGCCGCGCGAGTCGGCCCGGGAGATATCGACCGCCTCGAAGCGCCAGCGCAGCGCGTCGAACTCAGGCATCCGCCGCTTGTTTGCGCCCAACTCGACGATGCCGTCGTCGTTCCACAGGACGAGGTTGTTGTCGATCTCACCCAGGAAGGCGGAGCCGCCGCGCGGGTAGAGCTGGTCGCGGGCCGCATTCTTCGGCGGGTGGCACAACACCAAGGCGGCGGGTCCGCCCTCGATTCGGGTCAGCTCGCGCAACGACAGCGCATCGGCGAGCGCCTGCAGGTTGTCGTCCTCCTCGATCGCCGAGCTGTATGCGGGGCGGGTGTCGACCACGACCAGGTCAAAGCCGCCTCGCTCTTGGGCGAGCTCGCGGATCTGCTCGACTCGCCCGGCCAGCGGGAACCGCTGCGGCACGACCACCAGGCGGTCATTCAGTCGCGCCGGGTCGATCCCGTGCTGCTCGCAAGCGCCGATGAGCTGTACCGCGAAGTTCGTGTCCGAGTCGCCCGCCAGGTACAGCACGCGCCCCGGGTCGGCCTCGAGGCCGGTGAGAGTGACAAGCCCGGCTACCAGCAGCGAGAACTGAATGCTGATCGACGTCTTTCCGCCGTTCGGGTGGGCTGTGATCGCCGTGACTTGCCCGCGCACGATGACCGGTCGCACCACGAACGCCGGCGGCTCGAACGCCTGGAGGAACGCATCGCCGTCGAGCGCGCGGAGCTCGTCACGGCTGTCGGTCGCGGGCGCCGGATTGATAGGGGCCCGCTTACGCAGCCGCGCCACCTCGCCGCGCAACTCTTGCGCGGTACGATACGGAAACCGCGAGAGACGGTCCGTGAAAGTAGCTCGATCGGTTCGCTCGAGTACTTCGAGGGCCTTGAGGAATCCGCGCTCGAATACAAGCTTCGGGTTCTCCTCGAACCGCTCGAGCCCATAGTCGACGACCTGTGCCGCGAACGCGGCATCGCTATCCGCGGGGCCGATCGCCCGCAGGGCGTCGCGCACGGCCTCGTCGGCCAGACGCACCTGAGCGTCGGTGGCGTCGGGCATTTACGCCGGTCGCTTGCCACGCGCCGTGGCGACCCGCCGCTCGAGCCATGTATCGATCTCGGCCTCGACCCAGCCGGAGATTCCCTCGGAGACCTTGACCGGCTTCGGAAAATCCGGCTCAGACTTCGCCTTGCGCCAAACGGTTGCGCGCGACGCCGCGCCGATCTTCTCGGCTACGCGCTTATCGCGGATGATCTTCATTGCTGCGCCTCGGTTCGACACGTCGCGGGTTGCGACGATTCGAGGCGATATTGGCGAGCATGCGCCCGCCGGTCACGGCGGCTATTTCCTGGAATTGCGCGCCTTGCGATGGAACACGATGCGCGATACCGCGTCCTCTGACAGCCCGTGCTTGCGAGCGAGGGACGCAATCGCGCGAGTCGTCGGAGTGTCGCCGACGCGCCCGGCCTCGGCATCTTCGGCCGCAAGGTAGCGTGCCGCAGCCAGCGCAAGGTCGAAGTTGGCCCGTATTTCAACCTCGCGGACGGCTCGCGCCAGATCGGGCCTGGCCTTCTTCGGTCCCCGCCTGCGCTTGACCTTGCCGAGCACTGCATCGGCCAGCCAGGCGCGCGCGAACCCTGGAATTGGGGTATCGACGGCCAGCAATCGCAGAACGCCGGCCGTGTCGCCATCAGCCCATGCGGTGATCGCCCACCGCCAGCGCGTCTCCGGGTCGGGCCTCAGCTTGAAGTTCATCACTTGACGACCCGCAGCGTCGGCCGGCTCTGGGCCTGGCGCACGATGCCAGCAGCGGCCAGCTTCTCGGCGATCGCCTGCTCATGCGCAGCCTTGTCGAATACGATGCCGCCATGCTCGAACAGGCGCACCAGGTTCGCCGTGAGCGCCTCGCACTGAGCGCGCGCCGCCGCGTCGAACGAATATCCGTCGCGGCCGTCAACGTGTGCCCAGATCAGCGCGGTGATGAACTCAGCGACGACGCACTTCTGGGCCCGGAACGCCGCGGCCGATTCCGGCACGTCCCGCAGTAGCCATTGCTCCACCGTCATGCCGGCCTCCTGCGCGGTCGCGCGCAATCTCTCGAGCCGCTTGCGCTCCTGGCGCTCCGCGCGCCTGCTTTCCCACTCAGCCGGCGGAAAGTGAATGTTCACGCGATACCGGCCGGCGCCTTGCCACGGGTAGGCTCGCGCGATTTGCGCCTTGAATCCGCGGGGATCGCGCACTGTGATCTGCCGCGGCTGCGCGCCGGGTTCACCCGGAAACGCCACGCCCACGCCGATGCCGACGGCCTGCAGCTGCTCCTTTGTGCCGACGAAGCGCTCGACGTGGTCGTATTCGTGGTGCTCAAGCGGCAGCGCGCTCGGGTCGGTTACAGTTTCGGTAGCCATGATTCGATCTCCCAGTGATCGGGTTGTGGTCAGGGCCGGCCGGTGTTCGCGCACTGGTCGGCCCGCTCTTTGCGTGAGTCCGTCACGCGGCGGTCTTGCGTTTTCGCATCGGCACGACTGCGCCGGTCTTCGCCGACGACGTGCCGCAGAACTTCGTCCAGTCGGCCATGAGCCGGCGGCGCTTGTCGAACAGGTCGCCGCGCCGGTAGGCCGCTTCCACCTTGTTGGCGATCGTGTGCGCCAGCGCCATCTCGACCACCTCCGACGGATAGGCGGTCGTCTCCGCAGCCCAGTCCCGGAACGTCGATCGGAAGCCGTGCGCCGTCACGTCCAGGCCCATGCGCCGAAGCACGGCGGTCAGGCTCATGTCCGACAGCGGCCGGTTCCTCGTGCCGAAGAAGATCAGGTCCGTCTCATCGGTGCGCGGCAGCGACGCGAGCAGCTCGAGCGCCGCATCCGACAGCGGCACCTTGTGCTCCTTGCCCGCCTTCATGCGCGAGCCGGGAACCGTCCAGATGCCGGCCTCCAGGTCAATCTCGGACCAGGTGGCACCGCGGACCTCGCCCGAGCGCGCAGCGGTCAGGATCGTGAACTCGAGCGCCCGAGCGCCCATGCCGGCGGCGGCGCGCAGCTTCACCATGAAGTCGCCAAGCTCGGGGTAGGGGAGCGCCGCATGGTGTTCCGTCTGCGCGACCTTCGAGGGTTTCGGCAGCAGCTTGTCCAGGTGCCCGCGCCAGCGCGCCGGGTTCTCGCCGTCGCGGTAGCCGCGCACCTTCGCCCAGTCCAGTACCGACTCGATCCTGCCGCGAACGCGGGTCGCGGTCTCCGTCTTGGTCGTCCAGATCGGATCGAGCGCGGCCATGACGTGCCCGGTCGTCACGTCGCGGACCTGCAGCTTGCCGAAGTGCGGCGATGCGTAGGTGTCGAGCGTCGAGCGCCACTGTGCGCCGTGCTTCGCGTTTTTCCAGCCGGCCTCGTGCGCGGCGATGTACTTCTCGACGCACTGGTCGAACGAGAGGGACAGGACGGCGCCCAGTTGACTGCGCTTGGCCCGCGCATCCTCGATCGGGTCGATCCCTTCGCGCAGCAGCTCGCGCGCCTTTCGCGCGGCCGTGCAGGCATCGGCGAGCGTCACGCTCGGGTAGTTGCCCAGGCCCATCTCGCGGCGCCGGGTGCCCGCCGAGTACCGCAGAATCCACGACCGGGTGCCGGCCGGCGTCACCTGCAGCGCCAGGCCGACGACGTGCCCCACGAAGTGCAGGCCGGGGGCTTTCAACCGCTTGACCTCGATGGCGGAGAGTTCCTCCGCCAAACGTCTGCCTTTCGTGCCCATCCTGTTACCCACCAATTAGTGTGTAATTGGATGGTACAGGCGGCGACGGCATGGGTCTACCTGTTTATGCGTTTCCCTCTGAAAACGCGGGTTTCGGCAGCGTCATGCGACAGCCGGAAACATGGCGGAGGATTACCCTCCCTCCGCCAGTCAGCAATTCGTCAGCATTCGTAAATGTCCGCTGACGACCAGAAAACCCCGATAACCTACTGATTCTCAAGGGATCAAAATACCGCAGTCTTTCGGCGACGTTCGCGCACGTCCGTTGACAGTCGAGAATTATCCGGGTACGGTTCCGGGTACCGATTCCGGGCGCTGATTGCAGGGATATCGAACCGTGCCGAAGAAGATCATCGAGGCGTTGTCCGACGCCAAGCTGCGAGGCGCGAAGCCTCAACCCGCCGATTACAAGCTGAACGACGGGCGCGGACTCATCCTTGTCGTCAAGACAACCGGCGCGCGGCTCTGGCGACTGCGCTATACCTTCGCCGGCAAGGAGCGGATGCTCGCGCTCGGCGAGTACCCCGACGTGGGCCTGAAGGTGGCGCGCGAGCGGGCGGCGGCGGCGCGCGATCTGGTCCGGCAAGGCATCGACCCGGTACAGCACAAGCGCGAGGAAGTCGCGCAGCGGGTACATGCAGCCGCACAAACCTTCGAGACGGTCGCGGGCGAGTGGATCACCAAGCGGCAGAAGAAGTGGACCGAGGGCCATATCGAGCAGAATCGGCAGAGCCTGCGCGACTACGTTTTCCCGAAGATCGGCAAGCGGCCGATCGGAGCGCTGAATGCGCAGGATGTCGTCGCGGTGCTCGATCCGCTGGAGCGCGCCGGCAAGCTGGAGACGCTTCGCCGGGTGCGCCAGCGCGTTGGCGCGGTCTTCGCCTTCGCGGTGCAGACCGGCCGGCGCACCGACAACCCTGTGCGCGAGCTGTCCGGCGCATTCGAGGCTCCCGAGCGCACGCACTTCGCCAGCATCAAGCCGGCGGACCTGCAAGCCTTCCTGACGCGTCTGGACGGCTATCAGGGGCACCCGAGTACGAAGGGGATCATCCGCATGATCCTCTGGACGGCGAGCCGTACCGGCGAGGTTCGCGGCGCGACCTGGGACGAGTTCGACCTTGACGCGGGCACTTGGACGGTGCCGGCCGAGCGGATGAAGAAACGCAGGCCGCACGTCGTTCCGCTGCCACCGCAGGCCGTGGCGATGCTGCGCGAGCTGCGCGAGGTCAACACCGAGACGCTCGCCTTCGCGTCGCCGAACGGGCCGGGGCAGATGGCGAGCGAAAACGTCGTCCTGCAGGCGCTCGAAAAGATGGGGTACAAGGGCCGACTGACCGGCCACGGACTGCGCGCCACGGTCGCTACCGGGCTCGAAGAAATGGGCTTTCCGGTCGAGATCGTGAAGGCGCAGCTATCGCACGCGAAGGACAACCTGACCGACGCCGCGTACCTGCGCGGGGTCCATCTGGAGCGACGCACGTCGATGATGCGGCAATGGGCCGAGTGGCTCGAAGGCAAGCCGACCGCGAAGGTGCTCAAGATGACGCGGGGTGCTGCATGAACCCCTTCCACGCTGAGAGCAGCTACAACGACGACGAGAAGCGGCTACGCAATCTCGATCCTGCATGGGCGAAGGCTGCGCACGCGTTCCGAACCGGGCACCGATTCGGGCACGGCGACAGCATCCGAACGCGATCGCTGATCGCGGTTCATCAGGAGGTCGAGGCGCGGCGCAGGCGCTACCAGGCTGGCGACACAATGGAGCTGCTCCACGCCGTCAAGCTGTGTGCTGAAGAAAACCTGCCGCTGCCGGAGTGGCTCGCGGTCGCGTTCAATGAGCTGTTCACGTCGATGGGGAAGGTCGGCGGACCGACATCGCTCGATGCGATCTTCTACAGCCGGAACCTGCCGACGAATACGCCGGAGAAGGCCGCCAAAGCGCAGCGGGAATGGCAACTTGGCGCGCGACTCTGGAAGGCAGTCTGGAAGGTCGCGGCCGATCACAACGGGCTGAGTCCGGCTCTCGACGCCGTGCTGAGTACCGGCAAGTGGAGCGTGAAGAAGACGACAGCGACGCGGCTCGTGAAGATGATCGACGACACGCAATCCGAGCTGACCGGCCAGCAGTCACTTTCGCGCTTTTGGGCAATTCGGCGAAAGAGATAGGCCGGCTCGATTGATTCGCCGATTCTGACCGCAATGCGTTGAACAAACGCAGGCGGACCGCGCCGAACGCGGGTCAGTCTCGGGAGTCAATCCGTGGCAGAAATCATCTCGACCGCACTCGCGGTCAACCCCAAGTCGTTCACGATCCCGGAATGGTGCGCTCGCCGCCGAGTCGGTCGCACTCGCGCCTTCGAAGAAATCGCATCCGGCCGGCTGCGGACGTACAAGGTCGGCCGGCGGCGCTATGTCTCGGAAGAAGCCGACCTTCAGTGGGCGCGCGATCGGGAAGCCGAATCGAACCCGCATGACGGCGGCTTCGTGGTGCTGTGAGGTGCCGACCATGAACGACCGCACCATGAAAGAAGCCGTCGGCGACTGGCATCGCGCGACGGCTCAGGAAGTGACTCAGCACGGCGATTCTACCAAGATCGGACGCGTCCTGGCCGAGCTGCGCATCCGCAGCCTGAACCGCTTCGAGGCCGAGCGGATCGGCGACCACGCACTGAACAGCACCATTGCCGTGCTGCGCGGTGAAGGGCATCTGATCGTCGATCGATGGGAGGAAGTCCCGACTCGGTTTGGCAAGTCGGCTCGGGTGAAGCGCTACACCTACGCCGGAGGTCGCCATGTCTGAACCGACGGTCTTCCTCGATCAGCCACGCGGACGCGACGTGCTGCGCGTCACAGCGTCCGAGTACAAGGGCACGACCTACGTTGACATCCGCGTCTGGTACTTCGACCGCGACGGCGAGCTGCGGCCGGGACCGAAAGGCGTATCGCTGCGGCCGGATGCCATTGCAGCCGTCATAGAGGCGCTACAGGCCGCGTTTGCTTCGCTGGAGGTGTCCCGGTGAAGGCGAACCATCTCAACGCGCTACAGCGCGATCTGAAGCCGTGTCCGTTCTGTGGAGGTCCGGCGAAGCTGTCGCCGATGCCGAACGCCGAGCACTGGTGGAAGGTTCAATGCGAGGACTTCCACTGCGGCGGACGTAACTGGTCCATGCAATCGCCAGAGCTGGCCGCGCAGGCGTGGAACCGCCGCGATGGGCAAGCGTAGCTACTCGAAGGGCGCGATCGGCTACCAGTTCATCGCGGTCCCCAAGCTGCTGGTCGCGTCGCCACAGTGGCAGCGCCTTTCCTTCCGGGGGCGGGCGCTGGCACTCGACCTGATGGGCCAGTACACCGGCAAGAACAACGGTCGGCTCTGCCCCGGCTTCGAGGTCATGCGCCGCAGCGGATGGGCATCGAAGGATCAGCTGGCGAAGGCCAAGCGCGAGCTGCTCGCGTGCGAGTTCGCCATTCAGACGCGCATGGGCCATCCGCCGCGCACTGCCGAGTGGCTCGGCTTCACTTGGTGGAAGCTGGACTGGCACGAGAGCATGGACGTGTCGGCGACCGCCTGGCCGTTCATGAACATGGTGGATATCGAGCAGGCGAGGATCGACCCGAACGAGGGCCGAAAGCCGGTCAACGGAAAACAGTTTCTGTCCCCCGCAGCACGGGGAGATAGACCCCCAAAAAGGCCGGTTTGTCCCCCGCAGCACGGGGAGATAGGCGCGCAAAAATGAGTTCTATCGGTCCGCAGCACGGGGGACAGAAATCGACGCCGAATCGGCCGCAAGGCCAATGCTGGCGCGGGTTTCCGACGATTTGCGAGAAGTGCGCTGCCTATTTTTTCATCGGTCCGTACTGCGGGGATGTTCTAGAAGTAGCCATCTCTGCGCTTTTTTTTTCAACCGCTCGCCAGCAGGGAAGACCCGGCGGGCGCATCGGAGAACGACATGAGCGACACGCACGACGTTCAACAAGCACTTTGCGACGCCGCCGACGCGATCGGTCGCGTCTGGGCTGCCTGGGCTGCGCAACTGAGCACCGAGCAGCGCGAGAACCTGCGCATCGTGTTCGACGAGCAGGGGTGCCGGCCGGGGCTGCGGTTCATCGCGGGCGGGCCTGGCAGGGATGCGCAGATCAGCATCCTGTTGGTCGATCGGGCCGGCGAGTTCCACACTGCGGCGGAAGTGGTCTTCGAGGATCGGGCGTCATGACATATCGTGCCAGCACGATAAAGCAGCGCGAACGCCGCACGCGCGATCGGGTCGAGCTGCTCGACGCGCAGATCATCGGCGTGCTGCGCGAAGATCATCCGCAGTCAGTCCGCCACGTCTTCTACCGGATGACCGACCCGCGCCTGCAGGAACCCGTCGAGAAGTCGGATCGCGGCTACCGGCACGTTCAGGATCGTTGCGTGAAGCTGCGCCGATCGGGTGCGATCCCTTACGGCTGGATCGCAGACATGAGCAGGCGCGGGTACTACGTCAACACCTTCGACGGCGCGGGCGATTTCTTGCGCCGGATGCGCGGGCTGTACCGCGCCGACCTGTGGCGCGATGCGCTGCTGCGCTGCGAAGTGTGGGTCGAGTCGCGCTCGATCGCGTCCGTGCTGATCGACGATTGCGACGAGCTGGCCGTGTCGCTGTTCCCCTGCGGCGGGTTCAGCAGCCTGAGCTTCGTTCACTCGGCGGCCGAGGAACACAACGAGCGCGACGACGACCGGCCATTGTGCGTGCTGTACGTCGGCGACTACGATCCGGCGGGCGTGCTGATCGACCAGGCGCTTGAACGCGAGCTGCGCCGGCACCTGAAGCCGAGCATTAACCTGATCTTCAATCGGATCGGGATCAACGCGGAGCAGATCGAGTTCTACGATCTGCCGACGAAGCCACGGAAGGACTCGGACCGGCGATCACTTCACGTCGCCGAGACGGTCGAGGCCGAGGCGATGCCGGCGAAGATCCTGCGCCGAATGTTGCGCGAGCGGATCGAGAACCTGCTTCCTGAAGGCGCACTTGCGGCGGCGAAGGTCGCAGAGCAGTCCGAGCGCGAGCATATCGAGCGCATGGCTCGGATGTTGGGTGCGTGACGCACTGTTCGTCCGCGCCAGTTCGCCGACGATTTTTCGATCATCGACCCGTTCCATCGGGCGTTTCCCTGTGCTATCCGGGAATCGTTATCCCTGGGGAACGACACGATGAATCTTCAAGCTATCCGCGAGCAGCGCGCCGGCCACGTCGCCGAGATGCGCAACATCCTCGACAAAGCCGAAGGCGAGAAGCGCTCGCTGACGGCGGACGAACAGACGAAGTTCGACGCGCTCAAGGCGTCGATCGAGAAGGCCGAGGCCGACGAAGCGCGAGCCTCGTTCCTCGTGGAAGCCGAGCGGCGCATGATGGGCACGCCGGCCGGCGGCGGCGACCGCTCGCTTGCCGACCTGCAAAGCCGGGTCAGCGTCGTGGACGTGATCCGCGCGCAGATGGAAGGCCGATCGCTCGACGGCGCGGCGCGCGAGTACCACGCCGAGACGGAACGCCGCACCGGCCGCAAGGCTCAAGGCGTCTTCGTGCCGATGGCTGCGATCGAGCAGCGGGTCAGCACGACGAGCGGCGCACCGGAAGTCGTCCCGACCGATCACCGGCCGGACCAGTACATCGGGCCGCTGCGCAATGCGCTGCTCACGCGCCGGCTGGGCGTCCGGGTGCTCTCGGGCCTGAGCGGGAACCTGAGCATTCCGAAGCACCAAACGTCGCTGACGGCCGGATGGGTCGCCGAGAATGCGGCGCTGACGCCTTCGGACATGGCGTTCGATTCCGTGACGCTCGCACCGAAGCACGCGGGCGGGCTGACCGAGCTGTCGCGGCAACTGATCCAGCAATCGTCGCCGGACATCGAACAACTGGTCCGTGACGACCTGGCCGCGATTCTGGCGCAGGCGATCGACTCGGCAACGATCCTCGGCGGCGGCTCGAACGAACCCGACGGCGTGCTCAGTTCGACGCCGCAGACTTCGAGCCTCGCTACCCTGAGCTGGGCCAACGTCCTGGCGCTGCTCCAGAAGCTGGACATCGTGAACGCGCCGGCCGCGAACATCGTCGCCAGCATGAAGGTCAAGGCGAAGGTCGCCGGCACGCTCAAGGCCACCGGCATCGCCGGGTACATCTACGAGAACGGCCGCATCGGCGACCTGCCGACCTACTTCAGCAATCAGGTTCCCGAGAAGTCCGGCTCGCCGAACACCGGCCGGCTGATCGCTGGCGACTGGTCGCAAGTGCTGCTCGGCATCTGGTCGGAAATCGACATCCTCGCCAACCCTTACGAGACGACGGCCTTCAGCAAGGGCAACGTCCAGGTGCGAGCGATGAGCACGGTCGATGTCGCGGTCCGGCACGCTGACGCTTTCGTGGTCGCCGACGACATCACGATCTGATGACGATCGAGCGGCGCACCTTCGGCGAGCTGCGCGCGGCCGGCAGCAACAAGCTGGCCGGCTACGCCGCCGTCTTCGACTCGCCTTCGCACGACCTGGGCGGGTTCGTGGAGGTGATCCGGCCGGGAGCGTTTCGGCGCTCGCTGGCGGACGCCGACCAGGTGCGTGCGCTCTACGATCACGACAGCGGGCAAGTGCTCGGGCGGGTCGGCGCGGGCACGCTGCGCCTTCGGGAAGACACTCGCGGACTCGCCTTCGAGGTGGATCTTCCCGCGACCACCTACGCGCGCGACCTGGCGGCGCTTGTCGAACGCGGCGACGTGGCCGGCTGTTCGTTCGCCTTCAGCGTGACGGCCGAGGGCCAGCGCTGGGAGAAGCGCGGCGACCACCTGATCCGCGAGCTGCTCGACGTGACGCTCTCCGAAATCACGATCACGGCGAATCCGGCCTACCCGGATACGTCGGTCGCCAAGCGCTCGCTCGAACACTGGTACGCGCAGGCCGCGCCGAGCCTGATCCTCGCGCGGCTCTATCTCTCCACCGTCCTATGAGCATCGTCCAACGCGTGCTGTCCCGATTCGGCTTCGAGCGGCGCTCGCTCAAGGAAGGCGGGTTCGACCGCTACTGGAGCGACTTCCTGGCGACCCGCAGCGGCGGCGCAGTCACGCCGAAGCGCGCCGAGTCAGTGTCCGCCGTATACGCGTGCGTGGCGGCGATCAGCGAGACGATCGCATCCTTGCCGCTGGTGCTCTACCGGCGCGCACCGTATGACGACCGCGAGCGGGCCACCGACCATCCGCTGTACCGCGTCTTGCATGACGCGCCGAACGCGCAGCAATCGGCGCTGGAGTTCCGCGAGCAGATGCAGGCGGCGGTGCTGCTGCGCGGGAACGCCTTCGCCGAGATTCGCTTCGGATGGGATGGCCAAGTCCGCGAGCTGGTCCCGCTCCACAACGACCGCGTGACCGTGCTCGAACACGACACTGGTCGGCTCGGCTATGACGTGATCGACGGCAAGGGCCGCGTGCGCCGACTCGTGCAAGAAGAAGTCTTTCACCTCCGGCACCGATCGGAAGACGGCAAGGTCGGTATCTCGCCGATTCAGGCCGCGCGCGAAGTGCTGGAGCTGGCGCTGTCCGAGCGCGACCACGGCGTCAGCACGTTCCGCAACGGGACGAAGCTAACCGGGGTATTGCAGACGGCCGGCAACCTGAGCGACGAGCAGCTACAGCGACTGCGGGAAACATGGGCGCAGCGCTACGCCGACCCGTCGAACGCCGGGAAGACGGCCGTGCTCGGCGCAGGCGTCGAGTTCAAGCCGGTGAGCATGACGCTCGAAGACGCCGAATGGATCGCAGCGCGACAATTCTCAGTCGAGGAAGTCGCGCGGCTGTTCCGGGTTCCGCCGACCGTGATCGGCGACCTGCGCCACGGCAACTACTCGAACAGCGTCGAGATGGCGCGCCAGTTCGTGACGCTGACCCTGCGCCGGCACCTGGCCATGTGGGAACAGGCGATCAGCCGTCAACTGCTGACCGACGCCGGCCGGCGCACCTACTACGCGGAGCACTCGGTAGAAGGACTGCTGCGCGGCGACAGTCTGAACCGCGCGCAGTTCTACGAGCGAGGCATTGCAGATGGGTGGCTCGGGGTCGATGAAGTGCGCAGGCTCGAAAACCTTCCTGCTCGGCAGGCCGCCTGATGCCGAACGCGATCAAGACCCACAGGCCGACGCTTCACTTGCCGAAGCGTCACGCCACACTCAAGGAGCGGCAGGGAGCGCGCACGCTCAGTCTGAACGGCGCGAAGTGGAGGAAGCTGCGCGCGATGGTGCTCGCCGAACGACCGCTGTGTGCGCACTGCTTCGAGCATGGCCGGGTGACGATGGCCACCGAGGTTGACCACGCCGACGAAGACCCGAGTAACAACGAGCGCAGCAATCTGGTCAGCCTGTGCCATTCCTGCCATTCGACGAAGACCATGCGAGTGCGCAACGGCAGCGCGCCTGTGTACGGCTGCGACGTGAACGGGACGCCGCTCGATCCGGCGCACTCGTGGAACGAAAATCGCCAGCAACCGAGCGGCGCGAACCGGGCGCGCAGCCTCGCGGACGCGACCGCGAAACTTACCGGCGGGTCAGTAACATGATGACCGGCCGTCCGAGCAAGCCGACCGCGCTCAAGCTGCTGGCCGGCAATCCCGGCAAGCGAGCCTTGAACGACCGCGAGCCGGACCCTGGCGCGCTTGATCTGACGCCGCCGGCCGAGCTGTCGGCCGAAGCGGTGACGCACTGGAACCGACTGGTTCCGATGCTCGCAAAGACTGGCGTGCTGAAACAGTCCGACCGCGACATCCTCACGCTGTTCTGCGAAGGCTACGTCGCGCACCTGGCCGCTGTGCGCGCCGGCAAGATCAACGTGGGCCTGCTCGGCCAACTTCGGCAAATGCTCGGCGAGATGGGCATGACGCCAGCGACGCGCTCGCGGATCATCGCAGACAAGCCACAAGGCGATGCGAAAGAAGACCGCTACTTCGGCGTCGCCTAAGGCGAAGAAACGCCACAGCGGCGATTCTGGCGCGCCTGAGGGCTACTGGTATGACGAGGCCGCAGCGGAGCGCGCTGTCGGATTCTTCGCCGACTGCCTGACGCATACCAAAGGCGAGTGGGCCGGGCAGCCGCTGGCGCTCTCGGACTGGCAGGCCGACCGGATCATCCGACCGCTGTTCGGATGGAAGCGGCCGGACGGAACCAGGCGCTACCGAACCGCGTTCATCATGATCCCGAGGAAGGCCGGCAAGAGCACGCTTGCGGCCGGGATCGGCCTGTACCTGCTCTTTGCCGATGGCGAGCCGGGAGCGGAAATCTACTCGGCCGCTGCGGACCGCGAGCAGGCCGGCATCGTCTTCGAGATGGCCAAGCAGATGGTCGCGGCGTCGCCGATGCTGGCCAAGCGCGCCGAGGCGTTCAAGCGTGCGATCGTCGTCAACCAGACGGCGAGCAGCTACAAGGTGCTGTCGTCGGACGCGTACACGAAGCACGGACTGTCGGCGCACGGGATCATCTTCGATGAGGTTCATGCGCAGCCGAACCGCGAGCTGTGGGACGTGCTGACGACCAGTGTCGGCGCTCGCCGGCAACCGCTCACGGTGGCGATCACGACGGCCGGGTACGACCGGCATTCGCTGTGCTTCGAGCTGTACGACCACGCTTGCAAGGTGCGCGACGGCTTGATCGACGACCCGCACTTCCTGCCGGTGATCTTCGAGGCGGGCGAAGACGACGACTGGAAAGAGCCGGCCACCTGGAGGAAGGCGCATCCGGGCCTGGGCGTGAGCGTGAAGGAAGAATTCCTCGCTGACGAGTGCGTGAAGGCGCAGCACCTGCCGAGCTTCGAGAACACCTTCCGGCGGCTCTACTTGAACCAGTGGACCGAGCAGGAATCGCGCTGGATCAGCCTGGACACCTGGGACGCCTGCGCGGGCGAGCTGCCGGAGCTGGACGGCCGCGAGTGCTTCGCCGGACTGGACCTGGCGAGCACGACCGACATCGCGGCGCTGTCGCTGGTCTTCGAGGTGGAAGGCCGGCTGTACGTCAGGCCATTCTTCTGGGTGCCGGCCGAAGGCATCAAGCGGCGCTCCGAGCGCGATCGGGTTCCGTATGACGCCTGGGTACGCGCGGGCCTGATCGAGGCCACCGACGGCGACGTGATCGACTATGACGTGATCCGCAGGCGCATCAACGAGCTGGCCGAGCAGTACCGCATCCGCGAAATCGCGGTCGATCGCTGGAACGCGACGCAGATCAGCACGCAGTTAACCGGCGACGGCTTCGAGATGGTCGGCTTCGGGCAGGGGATGGCGTCGATGTCCGGGCCGATGAAAGAGCTGGAGCGGCGCTTGCTGGCCAAAGAGTTCGCGCACGGCGGGAACGCGGTGCTGCGATGGATGGCGGCGAACGTGTCGGCGACGCAGGACGCGGCCGGCAACGTGAAGCCGGACAAGAGCAAGTCGTCGGGTCGGATCGACGGCATCGTCGCCACGATCATGGCGATCGGCCGGCTCAGTGCTGCCGAGCAGGCATTGCGGATCGACAGCATCGACCAGGTGCTTGGGTTCGTCTGAAAACGGCCGGCCACCGTGGACGGTTCCTTGATCCCGTCCGAACGGCTGCTGTTACTCGGCGAGTGGGCGACAACCCCGAGAGCCGGCGGCGCGGGATCATTTCCACCTGCGCGCGGCCGGCGACCCTCCATAGCGGGATCGGGTATCCATACGGGTACGAAAGGCACCGATAGGCCGGAAAGCCTTTGCTGGCGCGGCAGTTCGACGGTCCCTCCCGCCAGTCGCTCAGCCGCCTTGCCGCGCGATCAACGTCACGCCGACGACGATCAGCGCGATGCCCAGCCAGCCGCCGGCACCCATCGTCTCGCCCAGCCAGTAGCGCGCGATCAGCGCGTTGATGATGTAGCCGATCGACAGCATCGGGTACGCCAGGGTGACCGGCACGCGGGTGAGCGCGGCGATCCACACGACGAGGCTCACGCCGTAGCACGCGAACCCGAGCAGGAACGGCCAGTCGCCGAGGATGCGCAGCGCGATCGGCAGCGCCTGCGACAGCGAGAACTCGACCGGGCCGAGGCGGTTGGTGCCGTGCTTGAGCAGGGTCTGGGCCAGTGCGT